AGTTTAGAATCCTCAGAGGTCAGTTAATTGAGACAACAAACATGGACAAGACATTCTTCGATGAGAGAGCAAATTTAGATCCACACCCTACCGAAGTAAGCAACATTCATAATAATATAACAACAAGATCATATTACCACTCATATGATCAAATAACACAGAAACACACTTTTAGGTTCAATGGAATTCTACGATACTTAGAACCAATATATGTTGAATACACAGACGAGTTGTTTAGAGCATTAGACAGCCCAAATGAAATAGAAGATGATGAACTTCTTCTCCTAGTGAGAAGATATATCAATCGACTTGCTTTTCCAGTCACTGGGAAAAATGTCACATCCTCAACAAGATACAATTTTCTTCTTGCCAACGCAGTTCGCGGCGGTAGAATACCACAAAAATTAATCCACATAATACTATCAAATCCAGAGCTACTAAATTATGAAAAAGGGGAAAATCCGTTCAAATTAATGATAGAAGTTTATGGAACACGTCTTATAGGGAATTTCAAATATTTCGCTATTAGGAATGTTGGTAGTACGATCATGAATCCAATAGGTCGTTATGGTTATAACATCTATTTCATTAATGCCTACGCCCCTAACGAAATAATGAGTTGTTTGACGCAACTGAACGGGAAAGGAATATACTCAACGCATGGCACATGGAGTTGGAATGCGCCTCATATCTTCGCTTACGATAGCATCAGCGATTTACATAGACATCTTGCTAGCAGGATTTTGGAAACCTGGAGAGAATACCGCCAAGCGGTGCTGAATCGAATAGTATCATTATCACGACCTACACAAGTATTAATTCCTTTGTGTGTAGACGACACTATTTTAAAACTTCTTGCATACAGTGAGTTATACGATTTTCGACGTCAAGGCATACTTGAACGATCCTCGAATCTTGTTAAAGACATGCTATTGTATGCTGAACTAGCTATTACCAGTGGACATACTATTAGGCGTTCGAATGGACTGCCAAGAATTCACGTTCCTGGAATATTAAACAGGTGGATTTTAGGTGACGGCTACTTTATGTACCCCTTGATTACCTTTGATAATGGCATAGATCCCACACTGCGATCCGATGAGGTAATGAATTTCACGATCGGCGAGGTGCATAAACATCTCGATCCATTTGGAGAAGATGTGGAATTGTACACGCCTGATATTGGATTAGCTGACTCACATAATGTTACAGCGTCATACGTGCCAGATCTGCATGATATTGAAGATGATACTTTACAGGTAGTAGAGTATAGACCAGATGACGTGGTTACACCAGCTGACATTTTAACACAAGACACCGCGATCACACCATTTGTGGTCGCAGGACCAACGGAATTCATGACAAATGTTAAAGATATGCAATCTTTCACGACCTCGACGAGGCGTGCAATAAACAACATGATTAGAAAATTCATGAATAATGAATATATAAACATACCAAGAAGTACAATTGCAGTGCTTCAAATAATAATCAAAGAGCGTTTCTCGGTATCGCAACGATATGGTGAAAACCAAACCATTACATATACTCCATTAATCCCAATGGATACGGTTCATCCAAGACAAATAAACGGATCAACGTTTAAGATGATGAGTATATTTCTACACGCTATTGAGTTATTTGAGCGTAGAGTTGAAAACGCAAACGCCGGGTCAATCAAACCATCGGTATTATTCATCGGGGCAGAGAATGAGCCTGCTATAGACATTATCAGACTTTATTATGCCGACAGAGTAAGCACTGTCAGCGGAATAGGAGCACAAGCTGTCTCACATCTGAGAGCGCATATTGGTGACACACCAACGCTCGCTCTAAATGGTGATATCATTATCTCAGACATCAATTTTTCATTCACCTCAATGGAAGAATATCAGACTATACATGCTAATATATTCAGATCCTTAATGCATGCGCCGATATTAGTGATGAAAGTGCAGCCCATGAGCTCGAGCATATTCAATCATCTAAATTTACTGCGAAATAATCATATCGTTACTGTGTTACTACCTAATGGTAGAAAGACACTATCCACCGAAGCGTACTTGATGGCAATGCAAATAGAAGATGATAATCCAGACAATGCAATTGGCTTTACGTCATCGCATCCTCTGAACCATTTTACCACCACTGCTCGGCAACACGGAGATGGTTACTCAAATAATCTAATTAGAAGTGATAGGCTAGATATTCTGACAACCAATGAACTCGAGAACATGCAGGCGTACTATCAAGACGTTCGCAGCTCAATTACTACGTTGAGAGCACCAAAAGCTCATTACACGGTAGTTAGAGATACGATCGCCCAGCTATCAAATCATATGACTATGTTTTCACCAAAGTTCAATTCAGAGTTTTTCATCGCCGTTTTCACCCATAACTACACTCGCTTGGCATTAACTGCTAGGCGTGAAACAACCCTTGGTGATACTGAGCGAATGCCGGTGTCGGGAGAGGGATTCGGTAGATTGAATATAGCGAGAAACTTTTCACTTCATTCAAACATCTCAATGTTTGTTATGGCCAAATACATCATATATTGCGCCATAGAGAATGATCTAAATGAGTTGATGGACTCACCTCAATATGATATAACTGATATTCAAGATATTGGATGCGGAAACCTAACTGGTTTAGCAATGCTGCATAACGCAAGACAATGCAGATATCATGGTTATGATACAAGAGTATTGAACGATAACAACTTTGAGAACAATCGCATTACATTCCGTACTGGTCCATACAGCTTCCTCGATCCCTTTATGGACCATGCAGCTATCTTCATCATATTCGTGATACATAACAGCATTGGTGGAAATACCCTTGAGGATCTTCATCAAATAGTGCTAACTGTGAAGGACAGAGTCGGTTCAGTCGTATATGTGACCGTATTTAATCAGAAGTTGCGTGAATTTTTGAGAGTTAACACGCAGATCAGTGGCGTAGCGTACATGCCTCCAACCTCAGAAGAGGACGGTTTAGGCTACATTGTTTGGCATAATTATGAAAAGTCACCGATTATTGATATCCCAGCATTGATTGAAGAGTATGATACCGAAGGGCTTGAGATCGTTGAGCTACACCCAGGCGGCAGAGAGTGGTTTGATGCCGTTTATAGACATAAAGTGCTTCCATTGCCATACCGTAGTGCTGCTCTCTTCGGTTTATTGGATGGAGTTTCTATTTTACGAATTGAGTCGTGAGTGTCGTAACATGAGTCAATGATACTAGTCCTGCCTGTTACAGGGTATAGGATGTCTCAATTTTTGTGC